GATGTCTCTGCTTACTGAATTCAGAGGGATCGTTGTTCTTTGTGAGAGTCTTGTTATTGATGCTCCTTCTTCTAAATATAATTGAAAGAGTCTGGCGTAATACCACCATTCTCCTTTCTTATGAATAATAATCATTTTATTGACCCAATCAATATTGATTTCAGGTTCTTCATATTCAGCCTCTTTAATGTTTCTATTATTTAATTCTGTAAACTTAAACTTATTATACTCGTTATAATACTTTGATGTTTTTGAGTGAGCATTATTTCTTACAATACGGGCGAAAAAAAACAACCTCTCTTTGTCACCGATCATGGGAGCGTTACGGTTTAGGAGAAGTTGCTCTATGCAAGAATGCAATAAGTCATCAACATCTTGTTGCTTTGTTATTTTTTGACAAATCAGTTTTAATTCGGAATAGTTTTCCGTAATCCATTGATTCAATTTTATTCGGGTTTAATACCTTTATACAATACTCTGTTGAAGAATTGTCTGTCAGCGTTCCAATAGTTTAATACTCTTTGGAATACACCTTTATTTACTAACATGGCTACATGGTCCCTTATGCTGAAGGCACTTATGTTTAATTGTTTTGAAATTTCATTGTTTGTTAATAAAGAATAATTCTTTTTATTAACTTCCATGTCATTAATGACCATGTTATAAATTTCTTGTTGGATCGGATTTAATTTCATCTTTGTCTTTTTATAAATATAGTGTAGGGGAGTATATTGTAAATAAAAAAACCCCACCATTTCTGGTGAGGCTTATATGACAACAACTAAACTTTATTTATAAAAGTTTTTCTGCTAATACTTCAATCCAAATTGTCATTCCACCACCTTCGTTGTAGAACACATCTGTAATATACTCTTTCAATAATTCTGCGTGGTGTGGTTCACCATTGAATGTTGTGATCGTTGTACCGTCTTCTCTTTTCAATTGAACGAGAATAAAGTTTGAACCTTGATTGTCTGTTTTCTTTTTCATAGTTGTTATTTTTTACAAAATTATATTAATTATTTGATTCTACAAAAAGTTTTTTCTAAATGATTTAATAGTTTCCTCATACGGTGAACCATAATTGTAACCATCACAAACAATGTCATTAATATTTTCAATAATCATGTGACTATTTTGTTTAACCCAATTTTCAACAGAAGGACGGTAAAGTTCTTCATCAGATTCATTTTCAATAGTTTCAATAATGTTATTAACCACATCACTTTTACAGAAGACCTGTGCAGTTAAAAAATCAGGGTGTTGTTTTAATTCATCTAAAAGTTCTTTAATTGTTTTCATATTGTTTGTTGTTTAGAGAACAAAATTACGAAACCTTTTTCTTTCCACCAAATCTTTTTTTTAATTCTTTTACGGTTCTTTTCATAATGTCACACCTCTCAAACTCCTCATTCATTTCTGCCTTTATAATCTGTTCATTAAGGATGGATGAATACATATGGATCATACCAGGTTCAATGTTTAAATTGACCTCGTAATACCCCAATACAATGTCAACAATCTCATTCTTATTGTCTTCACTCAAAGAAAAATAATCACGAACCTCCATGTCATATTTCTCCAATAATAATTCTTTGAATCTGTCTGGTGTTTTTCCCATATTACATTTGTTCTCTTTTTAAATCTTCTTCTGAAAGAATTGGTTTATTCTCTTTAACATCAATCATAGATGCCAAACTCTTCTTTAAGTAATCCAAATACAGATCGTGGATCCTCGCTCTCTCCATTGAACTCATTTTGCTTTCTGACCCATTGTTCCAGTCTGTGTTGAAAATCAACGACTCCATCTCCGAATTTATAGTTTTCTTCATAATTGTATATTTCAAAATATTGTCTTGTTAATGGCTTTGGTAATAAGTAACCCATTGATGTACCGTCATCTCCTCCTCTCTTAATAAAATGTGGTTCAACATGCATTGAAATTATTCTTTTCAAGTTTTTCGTTGGAATAACCCATAGTTGTTTTGTTTTTTTAACAACAATAACAAAGTAATCTGCTTTGGTTACTGCTATTCCTGATGGTTCACCACGAGATTCAAATTCAATGAATAAAGTTCCCCACCAATCATATTCAATGATTCCATTTCCTTGAAGTAATTCCCAAGAGAAATCATCCCTCTTAACTTCATATGTTACATTCTTTCCATCAACTTGTGATTCAATGTCCCAAATAATATAATCTCTAAATTTTATATTTGTAACAATATTATTTTTTAATAAATGTAATGTAAAATAACATTCACCTTCCTTGCCTTTAATCACATCTTTGTTGAAACGATTTCTATTCATAATTATTTAATATATTGAGAAATTAAATCCTGCGCTTCACGAGACAAGTAATCTAATTCTCTTTCTTTATTTTTCTCTTTTTCTTTTTCTTTCTCTTTTTCTTTTTCTTTCTCTTTTTCTTTCTCTTTTTCTTTCTCTTTTTCTTTCTCTTTCTCTTTAAGGTTTTCTGGGTTAGGTTGGGTTTCAGTAAAACCATTTGGGTTTTGTGGGTTGTTCTCGGTTTTAGGTCTACCACCTTTTTTACCATTCGCTTTATTCGCTTCTACCTTTTTTTGGTAATTGTCATAAAGTGAAATCAAGTTGGGTTCCAATCCCAACCAAATTCCTTGCAGCAATGGATCATCAAATTTTACTTCAATGTTTTTTCTCCAATAATTAATTGCTTTAAACAACTTACCAGTTTGTTCATCTGTTAATTTTTCTGTAATGTTCCAAATTGATTCATAGATCAGAACATTTGTCATTTTAATTTCTTTCATAGTTTATAAAAACGAAACCCTTGTCTTTCAATTGTGCTCTTCACTTCACAATTTACTCGACAAGGGTCTCAATAATTTCTTAATGTCCGATTGTGTGAAGAGGGACTATTATAAATATAAATAAAAAAAGCAAAGTTCCAAGAGATTTTTTAAGTTTTGCAACTATTTATTTTTAATGAAAGAATGTAAAATGTGTTTTATTGAAAAGAGTTCAGATGAATTTTATACGAACTCAAAGAACAAAGATCTGTTGGACATCTACTGTAAAGTATGCAGATCCTCAATAAACCGTATGTCTCATTTGAGATGTTATAATTTGAGGAAATATGGAATTAAAATTTCTAAAGAAGTAGAAGAACAGATCGATGTGTCACATATTGGATTCAGAGCACTAAAACCCGCCACTGACATTCCTAATACCCAAATTTTACTTCAAAAACTTGGCTATGACATTACACAGGACATACACAAACAATTCAACCAGAGGGTTCTAAATCGATTTGGGGTGGTATTACCATACAAGGAAAGAACAAAGGACAATATTTCAAAACATTTTGAATAAAAAAACCCCATCATTTCTGATGAGGTTCTTCTTCACTACGGGCAAAAAAAATGACCACCAAATTTATTTTGATGATCATTAATTAAAACATATAAACCCTATTCAAATATGTCCAAATCTAATATATGTTTTCCTACTAATATATTCTCCATACCAAAAGGTGTTTCCACCTCCATAAGTTTTGGATTTAAAAATATTCCAACATACACTGTGATCGGGGACACACCAAATCCATTCTTGGATCCATCCATTAAAAACTCTTCCAATTTTTCACCCTGTCTTGCAATTGCATATAATTCAATGTCCCATATTACAAATGCCTCCTGTTGATTAGGCATTATAAAGGTCAGAACTACCTCATATTTTTTTTCCATACTTTTTACTTAAATATTGTTTCATGGTTTCCATTCTTTCTTTAACCTCTTTGGTTGGACCCAATTGACAGAATTGAACCAATACATCTGTAACCAAACAGATGTCCAATAGATCAGGTTTAATTTGATGATCAACGAACCATTGTCTTGAAAGGTGCGATTGATTTTGCCATACGATTTGTTCTTCTTTTACTCTCATTTTTTCTTGTATTAAAATTATAATTTATTGTTGTGCGAAGTTAATAAATCCTTGTGAATCTGCCAACATTTCTTCGTAAGCAGATTTCTCTGCCAACCATTGTTCATATTGGTAATCAAGATCATCAGGAATCATCATTAATTCCATCTCTTCAAACATTCTTTTACTTTGTCCCATAATTATTGTTTTTTTATTATTACAATAATAGGGTATAGGAGGGTAAAGGTCAATAGATCAGACAAAAAAAAGACCGAAAGTGGGTAAACAATCGGTCCTTGTATAAATAGGAAGTTAGTGAGGGAAAAAGAATAATGACAAGTTTGAATGGATTACAACAACTCACTAACCATTATAAATATAATTGATGTGAATTACAACTCAAGGACAACAAAATTATTTTTTTTTCCAATTATTTTAAGTGTGTGTTGGTGTCGGTGTGGGTGATCCTGTTTGAGTATTAGTCACACTTGGTGTGGGTGTAGCCGCAGCAGTTCCTGTTTGTGTTGGTGTGTTAGTAACAGTTGGTGTGTTGGTTGGTGTGGGTGTTGGTTCAACAATATTATAAATATTGAAAATCAAATCTTGTGTTGTTACTATAGGTCCAGGTATTTGTGCGAATCCACTACCAAAATCTCCACTGAATTCTAATGAACCACCCACAAAATAATCTATGTGAGCAGAACCTTGAATCATAAACATAAATACAGTTCCTGTTTGAGAACCATAACCATCATTTATTGTTGTATATGTTCCTGTAATGTCGGAACTTCCCGCACCAAGTGGAAATGTTCCACCTGTTATTGTAAAAGTATTTGTTGCTCCTGTTGATGTTGAAATACTTGTTATTGTTGTGTCAACACCACTCTTCATACTTATTGTAAATAAATTAGCCATTTTTTATTTTTTTTTTGTTTTATATTTTTATTTTTTTGGTGATCCCAATACTGGTTCTTGAATTATGTCATCATCATCGTCTTCATTCAAAACAACTGTAACATTTGGTGAAACAGATTTTGTTGCACATCTGGCATAAGCCTCTTGGTATGTAAATCCTTTTGACTTCTCTTTGGCAATACACATACCCAACGCAGAATCTTCAGGTACTTCTGCAAACTCTTCCAATCTTGACCAGTATTTGTAATAGGCATTAAATGAATTCAAACAGAATCCCAATCTTTCCTTCATGTTTGGAAACTGATTTTTCATCTTTGAATTGTTGGAACATCTTGTAATATAAGATCCCCTTCCCTCTGACTTGCGAGGTTGTATTACAAATAGGTCTTCTTTCTCTGTTTTAGACATCTTCTCTGTTGACTTGGTATAACATATGGCAGCAGCCTGTTCCTGTCCGTATTCGTCTATAATTGAGGAAATACAACGACTTATAAAGTCTTGTTCTGGTTCACCTTTTTTTCTTGATGGGATTGGCATTATAAACTTGATTTTAATCTCTTATTCTCTTGATGTAATTCATCAACCTTTTTCTCCAAATCTTGAATTTTAATATTCAATTCATGGATCTCTTGCCTTAAGTCTTCAATAATATTATTGTATAATCCAATTGCAAGTTCAAGATTGCGTAATACTTGATTGTCCGTCTCTGCTTGTTGTCTTTTTTTACCAACAAACCAAGCGGCAATACCTGTTAAGGCATTTGAAACAAATAATAATAAAGTTTCGTTCATTTAACAACCATAAAGACAAGCATATTCAGGTCCCGCATAGTATGTCATACCAGCAGAATTGAATCTGTTTATGTCCGGACTACCATTTGGTGGAATATGAATTCCGCTAAAGTAAGTTTTGCCGAGATGGGGGCGAATTCCGTCGTTTGATGTCCACTGCCAAACAAGTGGGTATAAATTTGAGTTCCAAACAATCTGTTCAATAATTCTTGCTTCAAAGAATTGTGCTCTGTCATCTGCTCTTTTCTGCATATACTCCATCTCTTTGATGGTTACAGTACCTTCAGAATTATTTTGAATTCCAGAATTTTTAATTCTTAAAAAAATTGAGGGAAGAGCCTCCGCGTACGAACTCCACACCAACATGGGAGCGCAATAAAAATTCAAGAAATTTTCATTTATTGTTGTTAGTGTTGATGCTGAAACTTGATTCAGTAATTCAACATAATACCTTGATCCAATAATATACTCTAACTTTGTTTGTTGGACCACTTGAATGAATGGTAATAACACAGCACTGGTTACATTTAAATCAATGTCTGTAAAATTTTTCAGACGATTTTCAGAAATTAAACAAATATTTTGGGGTACTATAAATTGACTCATGGTTGTTGGATTGTTTCATCTTTTATTTCATCAACTGCAACATCTTTTGTTTCATTGATTTCTTCCACTTTAATTGGGGCTTGATCAGCAATTGTAACCATTTGGAATTGATCAACAATTATTTCTGCTGGTTGACGATCACGGATCAACAGGATCTTGTCGAACACAGTGAGGATCTCACGCTGTAACGGTTTTATAACGAGGTTAAAAAAATGATCCTGTGCTTGTATATGATCAGGAGTTCCCAAACCACCAGGAGTAATAATACCCAATAATTCAGGTGAACTAATTTGGTGTGATGTAAGGATCGCTTGTTGTACCATGTCGTTTAATTCCATCCACATCTTGTCAGATGAGTTGGATGCGATTGGTGTTATTTCAGGAGCCATGTCTCTTGAATCAGAGAATGTTAAAAATAACTTTCCGGCTTGATTTGATCCACCATATTTTGACATCATGTTTTTATAAATCTCTTCTCTTTGTTCTGGTGCGGGAACTCCCATCAAAGAAACAAATAAAGATGGACTTAAACCATTGATGATGTTGTTGTAATGCCAGTTGAATACTTCAACTTGTGTTGCGATTGCTGTGGCTGCTCCCCAATATGTTGGGGTTGGGTAATAGTTATTTCCACAAGAGTGAGTTGTGTAATAAAATATTTGAGAAGGCTCTTCTGTATTTGAATTGAATGCCGGTATTCTTCTTGGAACAAACTTTTTAGGGTAAGCCCAATCTGCACAATAATAAAAATCTTCAATTCTGTCATTCATGTCAGTCTTTCCTGCTCTTAATTTGGAAAAGTCTATGTAGTAAATTTCGAATCCTTGTTCACGATCTCTTCTCCAAACTACATTCAGAGCAAATCCTCCATATAAAATAAAATCAAGTGATGCTTTTGCATATACATCATATAAAGTGTCACCCAAAGAATTGACCATCATTAAACGATCATCTTCACCTGAAGCAAGTTTAATTCCTTCACCTCTTACTCCAAACCATTTTGAAGTTATACATGCTCTATGTGTTGGGGATGTGTTGTATAAACGAATTAGTTCTTGTGCTGCTAAATTAGCAACACCGTAGTACACCCATGGCGTTCTTGTATTAACAATTAAGTTTTCCTCAATGATTGGAACTCTGGCAACTGCACCAAAATTAAAAACTTTCATAAGGTCATCACCATCATATTTTATTTCTTCCTTCATAATATTAAATATAGTTTTTTAACACAATAATCATAGACCACAAATATTACAGTCTTCAGGTATTTCAATAATTGAATTAATTTGTTCTTGTGTTAAACATTGTCCCATTTGATCTGTGTCAACTTTAACAACATAACCCCAAAATTCTGTATAGGCACTTATTGGTCCAACGGTACAATAACTTGTTGTTGTGTCCCATGTTTGTGTTTCACCAGCAGGTAATCCCAAACAACTATTAATTGAAATTATTAGATCTTGAGATTCAGTAATGTCATTATATTTTATAAATCCTTTCATACTATGTTATTCCCCATTTTGTTTTCAAATAGTTTATTAATGTAGATTGTTCTGATGATGTTAATTCTTTGTTATACATAATGATCTCACCAATTTCACCAATAACATTGTCTGTGGATCCTTGTGAGTTAATAATTGAGAAGTATGTTGTACCTGTATAAGATCCTGGCATGTCTGTTTGAGTCAAATTAGATTTTAATATTGTTTCAGTTGTTCCTGAATTATTAAAAGTCATATAATCAACAACAGTTGTTGCTGTATTGGAAATATAAGATTGACATACTTGTGTTGTGTTATAACCTGAATAACCGTTAAATCTAACTCTATGTTGTATGTTTGATTGATTCTGATCTAATGCATTAGTATAACGGAAGTTTGGAGATGCTGGTTGAGGAACAATTGGAGACCAGAATCCTGATCCAGGTCCATAATTTGGTGAAACTCCTGCCGCTGCAACAACTGCAAATGATGGTGTTGAAGATGAGAACTTCATTACCGCAAATGTATTCCAAGATGTTCCTGTTATAAATGTGTTTGAAATCAACCAATCATTTGAGATTGTAACCGCAGATTTTGATGTTCCCATTGTTGAAGCCGACCAACTTGGTTGATCTGCTGCAGTAGTTTGTGAGAACCCTGTTAATGCTGTCCAGTTTCCTTTATTTGACACCGATTGAACAAACTGACCACTTCTTAATGAAAGAGTAGAAGTGTCGTTAAAATCAATCCAAATCATTGGATTAAGAGAGAATGGTGAGAATGGTGTTGGGCTCGGAGTATTAGTTTGGGTTGGGGTAGGCGATGGACCAGGAGTACCAGTTTGAGTTATAGTATTGGTTGGAGTGCTTGTGTTAGTCGGTGTGATTGTATTTGTTGGTGTGGCAGTCTGTGTTGCAGTAACACTCGGAGTTGGAGTCATCGTCTGACTTGCAGTAATACTTGGAGTAGGAGTCATGGTCTGTGTAGCAGTATTAGTTGGTGTGTTTGTTTGACTTGCAGTAATACTCGGAGTAGGAGTTACTGTCGGAGTGCTTGTGTTAGTTGGAGTAACTGTTTGAGATGCGGTAATACTCGGAGTAGGTGTCATCGTCTGTGTAGCAGTATTAGTTGGAGTGTTTGTTTGAGATGCAGTAATACTTGGAGTTGGTGTGTTTGTTTGTGTAGCAGTGTTTGTTTGTGTAGCAGTTTGACTTGCAGTAATACTTGGCGTTGGAGTTACTGTCTGACTTGCAGTAATACTCGGAGTTGGAGTTATTGTTGGTGTTACTGTCGGAGTGCTTGTGTTAGTTGGAGTAACTGTTTGAGATGATGTAATACTTGGCGTTGGAGTTTTTGTATTAGTTGGAGTGTGTGTTGATGTATTAGTATTAGTTGGAGTTACTGTCTGACTTGCAGTAATACTTGGCGTTGGAGTTTTTGTTTGAGATGCAGTAATACTCGGAGTTGGAGTGTTGGTATTAGTTGGAGTGACAGTATTAGTTGGAGTTATAACTGGTGTTCCTGTTTGTGTTGCCGTATTACTCGGAGTTTGTGTCGGAGTGCCAGTATTAGTTGCAGTTATTGTGGGTGTGGGAGTATTTGATGCTGTAACACTCGGAGTTGGGGATGGTGGATTTAATTCACCAGGAGCAAAGATTATATTTGAGTTGTCCTCATCAGGAGAAATATACTCAATGTAATAATCATTTGTTGTATTGGCTGACATTGCGATTAATAACGCAAGACCTGACTCAACTTTGTTATAAGCAAGAGCAGGATTTAAGTTTGTTGATCCTGAATATTGTTCATAGATCCCATAAATATATTGTCCCTCATATGGGAACGCAATCTCACCTATTCCTTGACCTTCAATAAATTCAAATTCATCATAACGAACTTGATGTGTTGAAATGTTAGGTAGAATAAAAGTAACTCTTTCCTTACTCATTTTGTGAGTGAAAGAAAATAACCATTCAGGAGTCGCAAGTTCTGCGTTCTGTGAAACGGTTGTTATTATTTTATTTAATTGATTTGTTTTAAGTAAGATCATATGCGTATAAATAATCACAAGGGAAAATTAATCCCCTTGTGATGTATATTATTTTTTATTACTGAACAGTAATACCGTTTACAACTGCAGAAAGAGATGATTGGATCTCGTTCATTGGATTTGGTTCAAGGTATTGTAGAGTTACATTATAACCCTGCTGATCTCCCATCGCCTTACCACTGACTGAACTACCCGCCGACACATACATGCCATAGGTTTGTCCCAAGTAGAAGTATTGACCATTGTTGTCTTCCATAACCACAGAGACTCTCGGTGATTGTGCTAAAGTTTTAAGGATGTTTCTCTTGTCTTGGTCAAGTTTGTTGAAATAAAGAACTAACTCACCTGTATAGAAAACTGTACCGTTCTCTAATGAAGCGTTTACAGTCTCTGTAAATTGAGATGAAGTTCTGATCAATTCAAACTTGTAGTAAGTACCAGTTCCTGAAATTGAAGTAATGGTGTCACCAGTTGTCGCGCTTAATGCTGTGATGTTGTCGAAGTCTGTCATCCATACTGTCTGAATACCACCAACTACATCTCTACATCCTAACGCAATTCCTGAATTTAAATTACAAGCCATTTTATATTAATTTATTAGATTAGTTTATTTTTTTTTATTAAAGTGAGAGGTAATATTTCAACCTCTCACAATTAATTATAATCCGTTTGTTACGAAAAATTGAGGGAATGCAATTGCAGTTCCTAATTTCCAGTTAACAGCCATTCTTACTTCTTGGAAGTCTTGACTCCACCACATACGGTAAGAATCTTCGTCCCCCATTAAGTCCGTGCCGATTAAAAAATACTGTTGAGCCCCACCAGCGATTAAGTTTGATCCGTTAAGACCAGGAACTCCAACAACTTTGATGTTTGTTTGAGGATGGAATACTTCATAAACTTGACCCAATGTTGGTTCACTGAAATGGAAGTTATTCACATTTCTGATTGCTACTAAATCAATTTTTGTTATCGTAGAAGTTTTTTATCATCTACTTCTTTAGATTCTTCTTCTCTAAAGTTCAGCATATATTTTCAACGGTTCTCGTTGTGGACACTCTTGGAGAGATTTTTATATTCTTCACTCTCTATGCGTTACGGTGGTCAAAATCCTTTTATTTATTTTGACTTACCTCGGTATTAGGAATCACACCCTCCACCGATTTTGTCCAGTTTTACTTCATCATTCCTGATGAAGGTGCCATTTTAAGCATAGCACTTGAATTGAGACTGACTCATGAAAATCACTAAATCTTCTCTACCATAAATGTTTCTGTCGAATTCATTGATGATGTTGTCAACTTGTGCAAGAACATTGTATGCTTGTTGAACTGTTGAAGAACCTGTAACAGAACATAATGCTGTTTGACCAGTTAATGCTACAACACCAGCAGTGTTTGCAAGTAATTCAATGAAACCAGAGAAACTTGTTGTTGCACTTGATGCGTTCCATAACAAATCTTCGTTGTAACGCTTAATTTGTTTTGTTTGTAAATCTACAATTGCTTGTTCGAAAGGAACAGTCTCATTGTAAGATCCTGCGTTTAAGTATTGACCTAACCATAATGTGTTAAGTTCTTGTAAACATAATGATTGATTCACTTTAAGTGCCGCTACTGTTAATGGAGCAACTTCGAAAGTTACATCACCAGCGTCTGTCCAACCACAAGTTGTACCTGTTTGAACTGAAAGAGTTTCAGAAAGCAAATTTACGTTCATCGTGCCCTTAATTCCCGGAATCAAATTACAATATTTTACCGTCTGTGGGGACAGCACGGCCTCTGAAATAATGTCAGAGTTCAGTTGATCCACATAAGCACTCAACCCGCCTAAATCGAAGTTGAACGCCATTTTTGAAAGATTTTTTTTCATCTTATTTTTTTATTTTTTTAGTTTTATTTTTGAGACATTGCATCTCTTAATTTTCTGAATTGATCAATACGATCTGTTTCAGAAAAATTTTGTGTTATGGTTTTTTGGTTATAAACCTTTTGACCTGCTGGTTCCTTTGAGAATTTCTTAAATGATCCATCAAGTTCAGTTTGTTTTTGTGCGATTGCATCGATTTTGTTTTCAAGTTTCTTTAGTGCTTGAGAAAAGATTTCAGCAATTTCAACAGCGGTCATCATTTCTTCATCCTCTGTTTCTTCAACATTGGATCTTTCTGTGATCTTACCATCTGCTACAATTACTCTGATCTTTACTTCATTACCTTCAGAATCTTTCAATTCAATTTGGTGTTCTCCGTCTGGTGCTGGTGTCTTCTCTCCGTCTTTAACAACATCGATTGTTTCACCCACATCAAAAGTTGGGGATTCCAAAATTGCTCCATCATATGTTTTCGCTTCAACGAATTTTCCTGCTGCTTTGTCCGCATCTGATTTCGATTGAACACCCATAATTTCTCCACCAACAATGGAAATAACTTTTCCATCTTTAGTTTCGTAACTACCATCAGCAAGTGCTGAAAGGGTTCCGTCATAGTTGATTTCTTTAGCCATCGTTCCCACTGCTGGTTCCTCTGAACTAATTCTAATCATCTTGCCGTCTTTCATCGTAACATCAGCGAAATTTTCAGACATCGTTTCGTCTTTGATGTCCGCTTCTTTTTTCTTGTCCTCGATTTTTTCGTCTTCAGTTTTTTCCATCTCCATGTCGCCCATTTTGATTTTAGAAACTTTGCCGTCTTCATCAACTTCAATTTCAGAACCGTCATCAAGTTTGTGTGTCCCCTGCGGTGCAGGAATCATGCCTTCTTCAGTAGACACATATATTGGTGCTCCGATCTCTAAATCACCATCAATTTTTACAGGGATCCCTTGTTCAGTTTTCGCCTCATAAAATGATTGTGCCTTAAGTCCAAGAATACTCATTATTTTGCCTATTGCTTGTTTACTATTCATCTGTGATTGATTTTAGTATATTTTTTATTTTGTTTATGGTCTTGTCTTCCTTTGAGAAAACAGATTTCTCTGCGAATAACCCTTCAACTGAATAACCAGTTAAGTTGTTTTCTTTTATTGATTTCCAAACCTTTGGATCATCAACCTTCATCTGAACAAACCATGTACCTGCTGGTAACTCAAAACCATATAGGTTTGATTTGTCTTTGATTGGATCTTCTGAAATCCATGATTCAGTTATGTATACTTTGTCAGAACCTAATTTAATTCCATCATGTTCAATGTTGGTTTCGTCAGTTCTTTTTTGTTTTAAAAATTTGTCTGCAAGTTTTCTAATTGAGTGCTTTGAAAAAAATACATAATATAAATTTCCCAACTCATCATAACGACTAATCATTTTGTTTGGAACCATTGCAGCACCCACAACAATTTTTTTGTCTTCATTAGCCACAGCGAAAGTCATCTTCTCTTTTTCAAGTTGTTTTAACTTTCTTTCTGCCCATGCAAGACCGGCTTCTCCTCCCCATGAATCATACATCAATTTTCCACAACCTTCGTCATAACTCTTTGAAGATGTTAAATCAGATTTGTGTCTGCTTAAATAAGAATACATTCTCTTGATCGTGTCAACAGAAATGTTCTCACC